GAGCAGGAACGGTCGTAATGCCTCGCAAGAAAAAAACACCCACACACGGCGGCGCTCGCGAGGGCGCTGGCCGTAAGAAGATGGCTAACGCAAAGCGACCCGTGACGTTCAAACTGTCGCCGCCGATCGTCGAGTACCTCGACACGGTGCCAAGCAAGGTGGCGGCGGTCGAGTCGGCAATCACGGATTCGGCGGGGTATCGGCAGTGGCAGTCCGCCAATGGTCGTCCGTGACCATGGCATAGCTGCGCATCGCGACGGCGGCACTGTTGCCGACCCATTGCGACGCGGTGGCGAGTCCATACTGCTCGATCAATTCCGTCTCGCGGGTGGCTCGCATCGAGTGCCACGGCGCAGGCCATGGCGTAATGCCAGCGATCGCCATCAGGTTAAGCAGCCGACAGGCCATACCGGAATCGCTCCCCTCGAGCATATCACCGCACAGCGGTACATCGCGCGGATGACGCGCGAGGGCTGCGGCGATCTCGGGGAACAGCGGGATCGTGCGAGTGGTGTCTCGTTTGTGGTCACAGATGGCGATCCGTTTGCGGTCCCAGTCGATCGCGTCCCAGGTGAGCGATCGCAGCTCGGACGGGACGCGGATTCCACCCCATCGGCTCATGGCGATCGCGACCGCCATCGAGGGCGTGGCGATCTCGATCAGCTTGGCCGCAACACCGACCGGGACAAAATGCTTTTCCCGGACGTTGATTTTGGTCGATAGCTCCCGAGCGGGATTGTCGGTGATGAGCTTGCGATCGATGCACCAATGGAAAAACGCGCGCCATCCTGAGGCGATCTTGCCACGGGTCGATTCGCCCACGGTCAGCGATTGATGACACTCGGTCACATCCTCCACAGCGACGCGATCGAGGGGCCGCTGATCAAGTGTTTCTCGCAGCAGTTCGAGGGACCGCTGCCGATCGTTCCAGGTAGCCATTGCCAACCGCTCGCGCGTCTCATGCACGTAGGCGTCGATAGCGGTCCCAACGGTGTGGGTCGCGCCGAGGATCGCGGAGAGCTTGCGCCGTAGAGCTGGCGTGACCTGGTCCAGCCATCGCACGGTCTGACGCGGCAGCGGGAGATCGGCGGTTTGTGCGGCGAGGATCTCGTCGACATGACGCTGGACCGCGACCGCGTCGGCCTCGGGAATGTCACCTAGCCAAATCGATTTGCGACCGGTGGCCGTGTACGCTCGCAGTCGCCACCCGGTGCGTGACTTGGTCTCACGCGTCAGACTGGACATCGGTCGCGTCGGCTTCGGTAGATGGCTCAAACTTGTCGAGCAAATTGTCGATCGTCTGTTGCTTCAATCCAATGCTGCCATAAAACACGCGAGCGCGTTGGACTGTCCACTCACCCGATTTGACTTTGTCGAGCCCGTCATCGATCGCGGCCATCTGGCGCTTGAGTTGTTGGCGCGACAGGTTCGCAAACTCGCCAGGCGGTGGTTCGGCACTTGGCACCGGATCGCCATCTGGCCCGATTGGTGCCTCGGCTGCGGCAGGTGCGGGGGTGCCGTCAGGTGTCACACTGCCGGGCTTGATCGGATCGACAATCGAATCGATTGCAGCCGAGTCCATGGTCGGGAACGCGCTGGCAATAACCGCCTTGGCCGTGTCCGGTGGCATGGTTCCCATGGCGATTGCGTTGACGATCTGCACCAAGCTGGCGACCTGGGCACCATTGAGCGCGGATTTCGCGACGTCGTCGACCGGTGCCAATGGATCAGCATCGGTGGCGATCGGTGCGTCGGTCGGCTCGGGTGCGTTGGGGTTGACCCACCCCTCCTCGTCGAGCTGCTGCGCGTGCGACTCGGGGTCGATGTTTTGCTCGATCAAGTATTGTTGCCGCGTCTTGAGTCCGGCATCGATCAAGCGGATGTTGGCGTCGGCGACTTCGCTTGGGTTGACGTCGCGATTGGGCGGCCATCGCCACACGTGCGGGATCTCGTCCATCGGCTCGAGGGCTGGCAGATAGCCCGTGAGCATCAGCGCTTCATCGAGCCACCATTCAAAAATGCGGTCGAGGCATTCGATCTCCCATTGGGAGCGTTCAACGCTGATCGCTTCGTAGTAGGTCTGATGATCTAGGCGACCCGAGCTGTAGTTGTACCGCGACGAGTCCGCCAGGGCCTTGTTGGATGGCATGTGGACGCATCTAGCAATCTCGTTGAGGATCGCATTGCGAAATCCCTCATAGGTGGTGGTGGGTTGCTCGGGCTTGAATTGAGTCAGATCCCAACCGCGTGGAAGCGAAACCATCATCCCGCGATCAATTTGCACGCCGTCGAATGGATCGATGTCGTCGATCCCATCGGTTGCCGAATCGAACGCGCTGGATTGTGTTTTCAATACGGCAGAAAAATCGGCGGCGTTCTCCGCGGCAGCGATCACGGCGAGGGTGTAGCGTCGCAGTTGCGCGAACAGAGGCAGGGCCGGAGTCATCTCGGGGATGCCACGTTGTTGACCAGGTCGCTCACTGCGGAACAGATGGATCAGATCCTCGGGCGCGATCGTCTCGTAGTCCCAGGCTTTCCATGGCCACACGTCGCCGGGATGACCTTTGAGGACGTGGTACTCGATCGGTTGCCCCCACTCGTCGAATACGATGCCATCGACCTGGTTGGGAAAACCGTCCATGTAATTCGGCGTCGCGAGCATGTCGGCTTCGATCACGCGGACATCGAGTTGGACCGGGTTGCGGGATCGGCGATTATTACCCTTGAGGATGACCGTCTCGCCGTCGACCAGTTTGGCCAGGCGTGCGGTCCGCAGTTTGTCAGCGAGCTTGACGTCTTTGCACCACTTGCGCCACCGCTGCTCGATGGCTCGCGATGCTGCGGGATCCGGGAGCATCACTTGCAGAGATGGACCGGTGCTGATGGTGTCGTTAGACAACGTGAGCGCGATCCCCTTCGCAAACGAATTCGATTCGAGGATCTCGTAGCGCGATCGCTGGCGCAGGGTTTTTCGGACGCTGGACGAATTGGCGGCAGCGGCAGAGTGATGATCGGCCCATCGCCAATGTTTGGCGGATTCTTTGGTCTCGGCGGCTGCGTCATACGAGGCACTGAGCGAATCGCGGCGGGCGCGTTGCTTGGCGATGCGATGCGCAAGCGCGATCGATTGGGTGTCGATCGTTTGGCCGTACTGGTCAAGAATTGGCATTTAGGCGACTCAACAGGAAAAACAACAGAGCACCACCAAAGACAACTGTGGCTGTGGACCCAAGCAGGATGCCAAGCAGGATCAGAGACAACGCCGCACCAATGGCAATTTGCCGGCCGGTGGATTTGCTAAGCCATTGCAATACGGCAGCGACGAGCGTAGTCCACCAGTGCATTACTGGCCTCGGGCAGATCCGGGGATCAGCTTCGAAAACAGCAGCCCACGCCGTGGCTTCTCGGCGTTTTTCTGCGAGAGATTGTCTTGCGCGTCCATCAATTCCTTGAGGGATCGCTGATTGACGTTGACGCCATCGGCGCTCATGGATTGCGGTTGAGCGGCGGCGTCGGCAATTTGCTGGTCGGTGATTTCGGCCATTGGTTATTCCTCGGCAAGAAGATCCTTGAGGCGTGCAAGAGCTTCGGCTTTTCGCTTGGCTGTATCACGTTCACGCAACGCGGACGCGATGATCTCGATCTCTTGCTCGAGCGGTGTGCTCGGTCGCGAAACGATCCGATCCATCGCCGATTGAATCACGGCAGGACCGTTCGACTTGTTTGGCTTCCACCAAATCACGACCAGAAAAACGACACACAGGAGCATTAGCAAAACGGCCCACATCATGATTTCCACACCTTGATCGTGACAACGAGAGCGATTGCACACAGCACGGCCGCACACAGCAACGCCAGCACCGCTTCGCCAGGATTCCAGAGCCAATACAAGATCGATTCGATCGATGGCGGTTCATCGGGTCGCAGTGCCGGGAACAGTGGCTTGCGATCGGGATTGATAAACGGGACGCGATCGTTTGGCCTGCATGATCCATCTGGGCAATTGTCCGGCCCAGATTGCAGCACTATCGATGAGTCTTGCGATTGCTCGCGGACCTGTTGCTGGGTCTTATAGGCGGATCGCATTGCGTCGAACAACGCTCGGGCTGAAGACGGCATTTGCGACTTGCCAGCGACGTACACGTGTCCGCCATCAGGATCGCAAAACACAATCGCCGGGAAATCGTCAGGAGAAACGATGGAGCTATACCGTTCACGGTATAGTGCGTTGTCCTTGGTGTAGACGTGGAAGTTGCAATTCGCTTTTATTTCCTGCAGTACCGACTCGCGATTGAACCAGTCGAGAACCTGCGTCGATTTCGGATCGACACCGGCAAACAATGCAATGCTGTACCGTTTCGCGGTGGGTGTTGGCTCGAGGCTAGATGGCGTTTTGCTTGATGGCGGTGCAGCGTTACCGATGTCGATTTGTTGTTTCTTAATCTCTCGCGCCGCTTGCTCGTTGACCGGCATTTGGTTGAGCGGTGCGTTTTTCAGCGAGTCGTAGTTGATCCCTCCGGCTGGGACGTCGGCGGACTTGACTCCTTCGATTCCGAGGGCTCTTTCCACGCGCGGAGCCATTCGCTGGCCAATGACCACAAACACAGCACAAAGAAAAGCCACAACCACCAGGCCGAAAGAAAGAACGACCTTAACTTTGTGTTCTTGCGAGTCACAATTGCCTACCATGGCCAAGAATCCTCAATAGGTGCAAACGATTTCCAGACAGGCGGCGACGGCGGGTCAAACAAAGGCATCAGCGCGAAACCGCCAAACCCAGCCCATCGTCTATGAAACTCCGAGCGTTCAACAAACTCGTATTGGTTCGTCCTGTTGTTGTCCAAAATGGTCGCGTACACCGTTCCGCTCTGATCCTTAGCCCAACCGCAAAACGTGCAGCAGTGGTTCGGCTTCCACCAAAGCAAGGCACCACGGCGCGAGCTGTGCGCGTCATCGAGAAGTTGCAAGTTAGCTTTCTCGGTGTAGGCGTACTTGATTCCGGCCGCATCGAGTCGCTGCCGCAGCCGGTCGCTGTACTCGCCGCCGCTGAATTGAGATCGCCATTGCTTGGCCAGGTCAAACTGATTTTGCCAGTGCAAGCACGACGAAAGCGACGCGTGAACACATGATCCCTCACGCTGCGGACTCAGCCAGTTCGCTTGGCGAATCGCATACGGCGGATTAATTGCTGGCACCTCGGCAGCAGGTGCGGGCATGGCGCGGTATTGCCTGGGAACGGAGCACCCGCCCAAGGCAAAAACGACGAAAACGCAAGCACAACGCAGAATGGTGGTCATG